ATTCTTATCGTGCTGCTGACCAAGATATTGCTCGTAGTAGTTTTTACGAGGACGAAGATTCTACTGTGGAAGATTTCATCGCTGCAGACCTCGACATGGAAAAATACGATTTAGAAGACGATTTTGATTCTGATATTTTTGCTGAAGTAGAAGAAGGATACGAAGAGTATATAGAAGAAGAAGTTTTTGCAGCAGAAGAAAAAAAGGGTAAAAAATTAAATAAACCATTTAGAACACCGAAAGGCCCAAAGAAGTTTTCTGTTTATGTAAAAAACGAAAAGGGTAATGTGGTTAAAGTAAATTTCGGGGATCCCAACATGGAAATCAAGAGGGATGACCCCAAGCGCCGCAAAAACTTTCGAGCTCGCCACAACTGTGATAATCCCGGACCCAAATGGAAGGCTCGTTATTGGAGCTGCAAGATGTGGTCGCAAAAAAGTGTCACTAATATGACGAAGGGCGAAGAGCTGGATGAGTCCGATGCTACTTGCCCGCCGGCATAGAAACTTTCTTAAACTGCATAATAAAAGAGTTGCCGTGAGGGATTGTCTTCGAGCAGAAGAAATCCATTTCTATTAATCGCCGGCTAACTTCTCTTTTAAATTGGTGAGGCAAATTCAAGATCAAGACTTGAGGATGTCCTGATTCGTCAATTTGTGCTGGGATGTATTCGTAACAGAACTCGGCGCAAATATTATTTATCTTGCGATTCATCTTTTGAATTATTTATTAATGAAGCGACAAGGTCGAGTTGTCCTTCACACATAAGTTCTGCTGGTGTTTTATTTTCATATTCCACAAGTGGAGTATTCAGCCAGAGGGTGGCTCCATATATACTGTGCTTTTGAGCGATAGAGGTCATGATCTCATATTTCGTGGGTCCAGCATCTCCCAGAGAAAATTCGATTGAGTCCTTTTTTTTGGTGACTCTCGTTTTTTTACCTTTTCTACTCATGAATTAATATACACAATATTTAATTAATGTTCTACAATATTACATTATATCAAAAAGTGCAGTGTTTTTTCAATGTTGTTTGTGTAATATATTCCAATGGCAAAAGCCCCCAAAAGTGAGATACCTCACTTGAAGCAAACATTCAAGGTCAACAACCTTCGGCTAACGAATCGGCAGAAGGAATTCCTATCTCTCGCCCTTAACGATTCAACTAAGATTATGTTCATTAGTGGGCCGGCGGGATCAACCAAGACCTACATGGCTGTATATGCGGCGCTAAGGTATCTAAGCGCAGATAGCGAACTCGATATGCTGTATGTAAGAACTGCAATCGAAAGCGCGGAAAAAGGACTGGGTGCATTACCCGGCAGCATTGAAGAAAAGTTTAATCCCTATATGGCACCCCTAGAAGACAAGCTTCTGGAAATGTTGTCCTTAAAGACGACTGACCGAGTAGAACTTTTAGAAAAGGGTCGTATTCAAGCAATGCCGATTAATTATTTACGAGGAGCTAGCTGGAAGGATAAAATAGTAGTAGCTGATGAGGCCCAAAACTTTACCTTTAAGGAGTTGGTGACTTTAATTACTCGTCTTGGCGAAAACAGCACTTTATTCGTATCTGGTGATTTCATGCAGAGCGATATTAATGGTAGGAGTGGGTTTAGAAAAATGTGCGAGGTATTTGGCGATGAAGAGAGTGTGGGTAAAGGAATTCACTTCTTTCAGTTCAGTATGTCCGATATCATGAGGAGTCCCCTCCAAAAATACATAATCAAAAAGCTTAGTCAAGAAAAAGTGTAATATCTAGGTATGGAAGACCTCATACCTTTGTTGTCGGCAGTGATTACTACCCTCGGAACCGTATTTGCGGCGATGTGGGGGCGTCACTATTGGCGAGCTAGAAAAATCGATCCTGTAGTGGATGATACCGCTCAAAGTTCAAACATATACATGGCCCTTGATTACATCATGGAGCAAATGGAAGCGGACAGAGCATATGTGCTTCAATTTCATAATGGGGGATATTATTATTCAGGAAGAAGCCAGCAAAAATTCAGCTGCACTCACGAGTCCACCTCTCGAGGGGTTAGCCGTGAATGCTCGACTTCTCAAGAGCATAGGATTTCCCATTACCACGATTATATAGATTCTTTAATTAGGAATGGAAAATTTTGCTATCAAGATATAGCAACTATGGACGATCATAACTTTATTGAGTTATTGCAAGAAGCGGGCGTAAAAAGTATATACAATGTTCCAATTAAAACATTGAATGGTCGTATTATAGGCATTCTTGGAGTAGACTATGTAAAGGCTCAAATGAAGTGCGATGTCGAAAATGAAACGAGCCTACAGTTTATGAAAAGACAAGCCAGAATAGTTTCTGGTTATTTATTATAAAAATAAATAGATTGATTTTCTGGTAAAATACGTGTAAAATAAGTGTATGAACACTGAATTTTGCATGAACTGCGGTGCCAAGGCAGAATACACGCTGAAGGCTCCTAATTTTTGTCCATCTTGTGGAAACCCTTTTAATAAGGTGAATGAGGCTTCCACTCAGGCTGTTGCAGCCGAACCTGTTGAGCAAGAGTCGGCTCCTGCTTCTATCCCTCAATTATCAAAGCTTGACTATACTATTGGCCCAGCCGGAGGCACCACGACCTTTGGCGACTTAGTGTCTACTGCTTCTAGCTCTTCCCTCCCTTACGAGAAGGCTCCTGCTCGTCCTGCACCTAAGGCCGTGCCTAACGAAGACATCATACAACAAACCATGAACGAATGTCGCTCGGCACGTGAGCCTCAAGATATAGGTGAGTAACGACGAGCAGTTTTCATACGAAGATAAGTACGACACCATTGAGGAAGAACTAAACAAGCGGAGGGGTAAGTGGTTTTTGACTTCCCTAGCTTGGATAGGCTTCGATGATGTCAAGCAAATGATTCATGCCCATCTCCACAAAAAGTGGGACCAATGGGATCAGAAGAGGCCACTGAAGCCTTGGTTAAACCGAATCATATCGAATCAGCTAAAAAACATCCTTCGAAACTATTACGGCAATTTTGCCAAGCCGTGCTTGAGTTGCCCATTTAATCAAAGTGGTGTGGCCGAAGAAAACACGGCAGGAGCGTGTGGCTTTACTAAAAGTGGGGAGCAGTGCAACGAATGTCCCCTTTATGCCAAATGGGAGAAAACCAAGAAGTCGGCCTATAATGTCAAGATGGCCGTTCCTTTGGATTCCCATCTTCATGAAACAAACATGTCAAAGTCCTTCGGGATGGAGATTGACGCTGCCGAACGAAGACTTCACGAAGAAATGCGAAAAGTATTGTCAGAGCGGCATTTCGATATATATGAAATGTTATTCATTAAAAATATCCCTGATGAAGAGGTGGCCAAGGCTTTGGGGTATAGAACAACCGAGAAAGGCAGAAAGGCCGGGTACAAACAAATCAAAAACTTAAAAAGCCAGTTCAAACAAAAAGCAGAACATATATTAAAAACAAAGGACATATTTTATGGCTCAGGTAGAATTAACTGAAGACCAGCAAGCTTTCATTGACGAAAACTACAACAAGACCCCTGACTTGTTGCAATTGACTCGTCAAGTCTTCATGAATGAATCCCTTGATGGCAGATCAAAAGAAGGTCGTGCTGTGCGACAATACATGGCACAAAAGGATTATAAATACAACACTACCAAACATCAAAAAGTCAAGGGAATCAAGCTATCAAAAGAACAAAAAGAATTTATCTTGGAAAATGCAGACAGTGGAATGAAGGCTTATGAAATAGCCAATATTTTATTTAAAGACAGAAATATTACTCCTCTTAGTAAAGAGACTTTACAAATAACCGAGTTCATCAAAAAGAATGCTCCTGAGAAAGCTCATCCCGCCGATAGTGCAGTTGGCCAAAAATACAAGCCTGTTGGGGACATGGCCAAGGTTATTGAATTAATTAATGAATGTGCGGATCAGGATTTGCATATAGACAGGCTCAGGGTGCAGGATAGAAAGGCCATAGAGACCCTTATGGGCTTCTTGAAGGCACCTAGGCTAGTGCAGACCATAAATAACTATACAAACAAGAATGACCGAGCTTTATTCGAAGCCGAGTTCATTAGAGCTACATGGGACAAGCCCGACCTAACGTCGGACGAAGTTAATCTATACATTAATGTTTGTATCGACTACATTAACCTGATGAATATTCAGAAGGCCATCGACAAGCTTAACCACATGTTTGAGCAGTGCGAAGACCAGCGAGACATGACGGTTAGGCTAGCTGAACTACTAAAGACCAAGAGCGAAGAGTACAACCAATGCGAGAAGCGAATGGAAAGCCTTATCACTCGACTAAACGGTGACAGAGCAAAGCGTGTACAAAACAAGCAACAACAAAATGCGTCAATACTAAATCTAGTACAACTCTTTCAAGAAGAAGAAGAAAGAGAAGTAATGATAAAAATAGCAGAAATGCAAAAAGCTGCCGTAAGTGAAGAGGCCAATTTATTGGAGTCCATGCCTGACTGGAAAGCTAGAGTACTAGGTTTACGGAAAGAAGATGTTATTTAAGTGTATATAAAGACATGTCATACAGCATAAGCACCACTCAACTAGGGTCTACTATAAGTAGCCCTACAGCTAATAATAGATTTGGAATACGAGTTGCATCAAATGGTGATGGCACCATTATCGCAATTACTGCTGAAGACAATTTTGCTTTTCAGCGTGGCTGTGTTGAAGTATATCAGTATGATTCCGGTGGCGATAGTTGGTCGCAATTAGGTTCAGATATACAGGGTGGGCTTGGCAATAAGTTGGGATGTGCATTAGCCCTTAATCAA